AAAAAGAAAAAGAAACCAGTAGGATAACGGAGAATAAAATGTTTTCAAATAACCCAGTATCACAATCAATGATTGATGCAGTCAATAAAGTTCTTGGTGAAACACCACAAGAAGTTAAGCCACAACCAGTTGAGCAACCAAAGAATCCGTTTGCACCACAAATTTTAGGTGAATCTGATGAAAAGGTTGCTGTTCATGATGATGAGGTGGAAGATAAGAAACTCATCAAGAAGATGGTTGATAAATCTTGTTTGAAAAAAGAAGATACCGACTTAGATGAAACAACACATACAACAAAAAGAAATCCAGATGGTTCAGTAAAATCTGGTGCAGTTGATCAATTCATTAAAGGTGGTGGTAAAGTTTCTACTGCACATTACACTTTAGATAAATCGGCTAAGACCAAAAGAAATCCAGATGGATCCATTAAAAAGAGTGCTACTGCTGGTATGAAATATCATCCAGAAGAAATGACTTTTGCTGATAAACTCAAAGCTTCAATTACCGAGAACAAAGCAACTGGTACAGAAGAAATCTTCACCGACAATAATCTTGGTGAAGAAGAAATGTCTGACAAGCAGAAAGCCAAGCGTGAAAAGATTGTAATGTCCATGAAAGGTGATGAAGCTGGACTGAAACAACGCTATGGTAAGAATTGGAAGAATGTTATGTATGCTACTGCTACTAAGCAAGCCATGAAAGAAGATTCTTCTGATGAGTGGGAAGGTGAAGAATTTAAAGAAGATGTTGAACCTTTAGACGAAATGGATCCTATTACTATGACAGCTGTTGGCGTTGCTGGAGGATATCTTGCAAGCAAAGCTTATGATGGCGTAAAATCATTATTTGGCAAAAAAGTTATTCCCCATACTGCAAAAAGAGTAAATAGTATGAAAAGAACTGCGGCCGCTTATAAAAACAAAAATGAAGAATTTGACCAATTAGAAGAAGCCTCAACGTATAAATTAGGCCGTGCAGCTGCAGAAACTAAAGATTTTCCAATTAAAAATAAAGGTAAAACAGTTGGAAACTTACACTTTCATGTTTCCGCTGGAAAATTACATCACCGTGCAAGTAATGCTATAGGTGTAAAATATAACGATTGGTTTGGCCATCCCGACCAAGAAAAAATGATTGCCGCTGCTGCTGCAGAACACGAACCGGAAGCACGAAAATATTTTGCTAATAAACTTAAAGAAGAAGTTGAATTGGATGAAGCCGCAACTCGTAAAGACTTTCAAATGGTTGCTGATTTAATCCGTGCAAATGATAGTCACGATAAGCGCAAAGAATTAGCTGGCCATCATGCTGCCATTTTTGCTCAACAAAATCCACGTTTTGACCATCACAAGTTTATGAAAGCTTGTGGAGTATCTCATGAAGTTTATGGTGAAGAAGTTAAGAAGTCCGATGTTCCCGCTTTCTTACGCAAAATGCGTGGCGATAAGCCATTGTCAATGAAAGATGTTAAGTCTGCCCCTAAAGATTCTATTTCACACAAAGATAACCTTGCTAAGGCTCGTAATGAAGAAATTGAAGTTATCCAAGATAAAAATGGACACAAAACCACAACAGATATGTTAAAAGGTCGTGTTGAAGGCGGAAAATTAAATGCCTTCAAAAACTTCAAAGTAAATTTAGTAACTTCTGGTGAAGAATCAATTCCAAACGAAGTTGACAAAGGTGCTGATACAAAAGAAAAGCAAAAGATTTCTACTAATCCAGGTCCAGTTGATATCAAGCTTGATGACAATTTGGCAACTCCCCCACAAACTTATTTCTCCGATGACAAACAACTCAAAAGCGAAGAAGTTCGTGGAGAATTAAAAAGTATCCGCAGTAAACAATATAAGATGCGGGACAAGGAAGTAACCGACTTTAGAAATAAACATATTCCTGGCGGTTTGGTAACATCTAATGAAGAAGTTGAACACCTTAATGAAGATGATTTTGCTCACGCTAAAAAGCAAGGTTGGAGTGTTAGTCAACATTATCACCATACAAAAGTTACACATCCAAAACATGGTATCGTTAGTGTAGACCGTTATGGTGAATGGATGCATCATCCTGACCAAGATTACCTTGGCCGTCCTAAGGGTGATTTGGTTGCTCATGGCCAATTCCATGATTTGAATAAACATCTTTCTTCATTGAAAGAAGATATCATTGATGAAAAAGTAATTGCTGGTACTGATGGTTGGGAAAAGAGTCCTAAGAATGTTAAAGATAAATCTGGTGCAGTTCATACACCAATGAGTCGTGCAAAAGATTTGGCTCGTCAATCATTCAAGAAAATTAAGAGTGATTTGGGTAAAAACAAATAAAAATCATGAAGAAATTTAAAGACATCGTTAAAAAGAATCCTGAGCCAGCAAAGTCCGCTAATGTGGACGCTGGCCAATTAGGACAGTATTCTGCAAAGAGTCAGGTTTCCGAAGATGGTTCTTTGAGTACTTACCTTTCTTCTAGGGGTATTAATCCTAAGTTTGTTTCTAGGGACACTAAAATATCTCATGCTAAATCAAATGAATTTAAAACTTGGAAAAAGAATCATATGTTTGAAGATAATTTAAATGAAAGTGCTATGTTGGACAAATATCTCATGTCAAGAGGTATTAATCCCAGTACACTTCCAACAAATCAAAAAGTGGCTTATGCTAAATCCCAACAATTCATTGTGTGGAAGCAACATCATGTGAATGAAGATATCACTAAAGATAAATCGGATGGTGATACTCGTTCCAAACAAGCACACTCACCTACAGCAGTTCGCCAAGGTGAATTGGATAAGGCCGCAAAGTTTAATATAGTTAAACCCGTACACACTCAAACTCCTATCAAAAAAGAGGGTTCACAAACGGGACATTTGACGCCAGAATCAGTACAAATGAGTGAATCACCAAAAGAAGGCGGTAAGAAAAAGTTCTCTGGTATGTTTAATCCAGCACCAAAAGGTACCTTTGCTTATGACCAAGCTATGAGAAAAAAGAAGCATGATGATATTGAGAAACAACAATCTAAAAGTGGTGAGGGCATGACTTCTGCTATCGACCGTTTACAGAAACATTTGAATAGAGAAGGATCTGAAATGACGGATTTACAAAAGAAAGCCGCCAAATATGACTTCACTAAAACTAAATCCGGTTTAGAAGTTCCTAAACAAAAGAAACCATTCCGTATGGGTAATGAACCTATAGTGAAAAACGAAGATGTTATGGATCCACAAGCTGCAATTGCCAAGGTTCCTGATACTGATCCTAGCATTTCAGAAAGAACCCGTCAATTGTCTAAATCTGCTCGTATGATTAAGGCATTGTATAAAAGTAAAAGAATGGTCAAAGAAGATTTGGTCGACCATGAAAAGGAAGATAAATCGGTTGCAACTTATGGTAAGAAACCTAAGTTCGACAAAGCAGATGAAAAAGATAGTGCTGGTGAGAATAAACCTAATGCCGCAGCAGTTATGACCGGCGGAACAACACTAACTGGTGAAAAACGGGATGATGTAGAAATTGATCCTATGATGAGATTGCGTCCAGGTCAACCTGATCCTTTCAAAAAGAAGGATGATAAGAAGGACGACAAAAAAGACAGTAATAAAGCAGAAAAGAAATAAGATAAATATAAAGATAACCAAGGCTAATTAAGGAGAAAAAAATGCCAGCATGGTCAAATACGGATGCACCAAATTCTAAACCAAAATGTAATATGGAACGTCAAACAAGAGAAGTAGTACAACTTTACGTTGGTACAGGTAACACAGCAGGCAACAATGTAATTTCCGTAGTATACAACGATGGAGCTCAAAATAACGTAGCTAACGTTGGTGTTGCTGTAGGACAATATATTTATTTCATGTCCGGTGGATTTGCAGTTCCTGGTGGCACAGCAGGTAATGGATATCCAGGATTCTTTGCATCCAACACTCAAGTTTCTACTATAAGCGGTAATACTATAACATTGTCAACCAATTTATTTAATACAGTATCAGTTGGTTTTGGTGTTGAGTTTGATAAAGCAATTAATTATGGTGCAACCGCTTATGCAAATACCTATAATCAAGATACTATTTTGGTAACCGGAACTCGTGCTGCAAATGCTAATAGTTCAGTTGCACCTGTAGGTGATCTCGCTGCTGGTTGGGTTCACATTCAAAAGAAAACAAACAATGATGGCACCGTTCGTTACCTCAAAGAAACATTAGTTTGCTTAGGTAATCCTATAGCTTCTAACGTAAGTTCCGGTAACACAAGTTTTGGTTCTATTGTAAACGGTCTTTAATGTTAAAATTTGGTGAATTTATCTCCGAGGGTGGATACAATGTTCCTGTTGTATCCATCTCCAAGGATAAGGTCGATTTGGCCAAAGAATCAACACGCAATGAGATTAATCGTAATATTGCGGCTGAACTTTCTCGACAATGGGTTAATCCATATGGTGGTTGGATGAAAGTTAGTAGAATATTAGAAATGTATAGTATTTTTTTACCAAAGGTCATTTTTGATGATGAATCGGAAGGTGAAGAAGTTGTAGCGTTAGATCAGTTTGGTGCTCGTTGGGGTGCAGAATTGAATGGTAACGTAACTTCACCTAACCATGGTGATGAAACAGAATATTACTTGTATTATAATTATGGTATTAGTGAAAGTGGTTTCTATGAAACCTACGCTTGTATAGTGGATGAAGAAGAATTAGATGCAATATTAAAAGACGATGAAGGCAATATTGATTTTGAAGGACCTGAAGGTGAGCTAGATCCACGACAACCATAAGTAAGTAAAGAATGATAATAATGTTTGAAGAATTGAATGAAGATAATTTTATGATGTACGCAATGAAGTGTTATAGTTCACCAAATTGCGTAATGTCTGAATTTGAAGGTGATATCAAAAGAACCAAATACCTGAAAAGGTTATTTCGTAGATATAAGATTAGTAAAATTCTTAAAGAACGATTGATATTAAACCATGTAATTTTATTAAATAATGTTTTTGGTCCGGAAGTGACTGCAAGAATATTATTTTATAGAATAGATGAACGTGATTACGACATATTAAAAACAGTTCTATTATATTTAAATATATTACCAGAAATGATATATGGCATCAACGGAAAAAACATTCATACATCTAACATACCAGTTGATATGAATATTGCAGAGATATTAAGGAAGATATGAAATCATTTAAAGAATACTTAGTAGACGTGCTTGCCGGTTCGGTAGGTGAAACCTCCATTAATGAAATGGGTGCTGGTGCTGTAGGTGGTGGTTCTGCTGGACCAACTAATGTAACTGGTGCACAAAGTTCTACTGATCCAGCAAGTGCTACTGCTGTCAATAGAAAAAAGAAACGTAGTCCAATTCTAATGGGAATGGCTACTCGTAAGGCACCTAAGTGATTGACATACAAAAAAGAATTAAAGAGAAATTTGGTTTAGAAGCAGAAGTGGTAGAAGCAGCAAATGTGTTATTTTTAAGAGTACAAGGTTTAGACAATGTATCTCTTGCTGATTGGATTAGAGTAGAGTTCCATAACATATATGTTAGCGTAAAGAATCGCAGAACTTTTGAATTTTCAGATGATGGTTGGATTAAGATAGAAAAAAATGATAACAGTAGAACAACTTCAATCGATACTACCACATAATACAAATTTAAATATGTTATGTGAAACGTTAAATGGGTTACTGCCTAAGTATGAGATTAATACAAAGAATCGTATTGCTGGATTTTTAGCACAATGTGCAGTTGAATCGGTTGAGTTTACAGTACTAAAAGAAAATTTAAATTATGGTCCACAAAGTTTAATGAAAACTTGGCCACATTATTTTCTTAGTATAGTAGTTGCAAATCAATATGCACACCAACCAGAAAAAATTGCAAATCATGTTTATGCAAACAGAGGTGGTAATGGAGTAGAAACAAGTGGAGATGGATGGTTGTATCGTGGCCGTGGTGCCATACAAACCACCTTTCATGATAATTATAAAGCATATGCTGACTACATGGGATTACCATTAGATAAAACAGTTGCTTATTGTGAAACTTTAGCCGGTGCAATCGAGTCGGCCTGTTTTTATTGGAAAAGAAACAATATTAATAAAGAATGTGATGCTGATGACATTGAAGGTATGACACATAAGATTAATACTGGTTATCTTGGATTGGATAGTAGAAAAATGTATTACGAAAAGGCTAAATTAATATTATGATGACAATACTACTCTGGTTGTTTAATTACATACCCACATTTTTCATATACCTAACATTTTCAATAGGTATAGTGTTGTATATTTTTTCTGAGTTAGCTACAATAAGAATTGCGCAGGTTATAACATCCAGTTATTTGACACCAGCTTTGGTTAGAATCGTGGGTATTATTTTGATGGTAGTTAGTATATTTTTACTAGGAGTATCATTTAGTGATACCGAATTTAAAAAACAATTAGAAAAGAAAAACGCAGAAATTGCACAAATAAACGAAAATTCAAAAGACATAACCAATCAAATAGAGATTAAGTATGTTTATAGAGATAAAATTATTAAGGAGAAGGGCGATGAGATTATTAAATATGTTAGCACTAAAAATGACAGCGATTGTAATTTGCACAATTCTACTATCGAGTTGCTCAACTCTGCCGCAAAAAACAACCTTCCCGATCCCGCCAAGTCAATTGATGAATCCGGCTCCGGAGTTAACCTTAGTTCCGTTGAAACAACCGTTATCGAAAACTACAATAAATACCACGAAGTAAAGAATCAATTAGATTTATTACAATATTGGGTAACAGAACAACAGAAGAATAACAAATGATAGATATTGCAAAACAATTATTAACAGGAAAAGATAACCAAACATTAGACCTAGGTCGTGTATCTTGGATGGTTTGTTTATTTGCGGTTATTGGTTTTGCAATATATCAAATAATTCACACTACCTTCAGTTTGGATGAATTTGGTAGAACAATCGCCGCAGTTGTTGGTGTACACTCAGCCGGACTTTGGGTAAAACGTGATACTGAACCAACTTTAACACAAGAAGATAACACCAAATAATATGGTAGATTCTATTGATATGAATACAATGACCAATATTAGGGTTGATGTAGAAGTATTAAAATCACAGATAGTTACAATGACAAATCTTTGTCATAAGATGGATACAATTATTATTAAACTTGTGGATCAACAAGAAAAATATGCCAGTCAAATGTACAATGCCTTGGAAAATCGTAGAGTGGAAAAAGACGCTGAAATAAAAGAAATTCATGATCGTATTGATGTGGTTATCGATAAAGTACAAATTACAGAACTACGAATTATGGAAGAAATCAAAGAACTCCGTAGAGAATTGTTAAAGAAAACTGAAACCGAATCCATGAAAGTAGATGGTCTTTCCCAATGGAAATGGATGATTGCCGGTGGTATTATTGCCTTGACATTTATTATTTCCCGTGGAACAGAACTTTTCGGTCATCTATTGACAAAGTAATATTAATGTAGTATCATAGTACATTATGAGCGTTTACATCGACAGAACTTTTCTCCTCCAAGTGTCCCCCAAATTACAGAGGTTCTCCCGTAAAAAGGATGATCTTTATAACTTTAGGTGCCCACTTTGTGGAGATTCCCAAAAGAATAAAACTAAAGCCCGTGGATTTATGTTCCGTAAAAAGAACGATTATTTCTATATGTGCCACAATTGTGGTATATCTACCACATTTTATAATTTTTTGAAACAGGTTGATCCCAACTTATTACAAGAATATCAATTGGAGAGATATAAAAATGGAGAAACGGGAAACAATAACTATCCAAAACCGGACTTTGAAGAATTCAAAACGGAGAAGCCAATCTTCAAGAAAGCCTTGGAACTTCCAACACTCGACTCGTTACCAGAGGTGCATTTTGCTAAGGTGTATGTTCAGCAAAGAAGGATTCCAGAGACCTTTCTATCGCAATTATACTATGCGGAAGACTTTGCAGCCTTCATACAAACTCTTGGGATTGAGAAAGAGGGTCTTTATAAAGATGACAAACGGCTCGTCATTCCGTTTTATGACAAAGAGAAAAACCTCATGGCTGTCCAAGGCCGCTCGTTGGGTGAATCGAAACTCAGGTATATCACATTAAAACTCCACGATGATAATAAGAAGGTCTTTGGATTGGATCGTGCCAATAACGAAGCAATGATTTATGTTACCGAAGGTCCTATTGATTCAATGTTTTTAGAAAATGGTGTGGCAACAGCAGACTCTAACTTAGAATCAATTACTAGTGTATTGGACAAGTCCAAGGTTGCGTTAGTGTTTGATAACGAACCTCGTAACAAAGAGATCGTGGCGAAGATGGAACACGCAATAGACAATCATTTTAATATTGTCATTTGGCCAGAATTCATTACACAAAAAGATGTTAATGAAATGGTATTGGAATATGATTTTTCACCAGAAGAAATTCAAGATATTGTAAATAAAAATACTTTTATAAATTTAAGAGCTAAGATGGAGTTTGTGAATTGGAAAAAGATTTAATTGGTTGGGTAAAAAAGCTTTCAAAAAAACGAAGTGAACTAGGTGGTGAATTTAATATTTGTCCTTTTGCTAAAAAAGCATTAAAAGAAAAGAAAGTTCATTATTCATACATCGGATATGAAAGTGAATTATATATATTAAGATACATTGAATCAACTCCTGATGATTTTGAGGTAATTATTTTTTATAATTTGAAGAAAAACTTGACAGATGATGATTTGTTAAGTATTATAACTAGATTACAAGAAAAAATGCCTCATATGATATTTTTGAAAGATCATCCGGACAATCCTGGATTCATTAATGGAGTGAATACAAGTAACGGTGAATATCCCGTAATACTAGTACAGCCTAGAGATAAACTATTAAAAGCTCGTGAAAAATTGAAAAAGACCGGGTACTATGATTTATGGTCAGAAGAATATAAAAAGGAAATTTGGAGTTATGGTGATGAAAGTTAGGTACACTATATACAACTCCGAAGCGGAATCGAAACACAAAAAGAACACAGAAAAGTTGCTCTCGCATGCGTTAATGCAATCGAACCAATCTTCCCAATGATTAAAGAATTTGTAGCACAATAACAATAATAAGGCAAATACTATGGAATACCTTGGCATTAAAATTGACTTGGAACGTGATAAACTATTTGATGAATTAGGCATCAAGCGATTACAAGAATCATATATGAAGGAAGATGAAACTTCACCACAACAAAGATTCGCATTTGTATCAAAAACATTCGGGAGTAATAAAGATCATGCACAAAGACTTTATGATTACAGTAGTAAACATTGGCTTTCTTATTCTACTCCCATTTTATCTTTTGGCCGTTCTAAGCGTGGTATGCCTATATCATGTTTCCTTAACTATATTGAAGATACTGCGGAAGGTCTAGTTGAAAATCTCTCTGAAACAAATTGGCTATCAATGCTTGGGGGTGGTGTTGGTATTGGCTTTGGTATTAGATCCGCTGATGACAAGTCTACCGGTGTACTACCACATCTTAAAATGTATGATGCAAGTTCTCTGGCTTATCGCCAAGGTCGTACTCGCCGTGGTTCTTATGCCGCTTACCTTGATATATCTCATCCTGATATTATTCCTTTTCTAGAAATGCGTAAGCCAACTGGTGATCCAAATCAGCGTTGTTTAAATCTACACCATGGCATTAACATTACAGATGCTTTCATGGAAATTATTGAAAAATGTATGTTGGATCCTGAAGCCGATGATTCTTGGACATTAACAGATCCACATTCGGGTGAAGTACGAGAAGTTGTATCGGCCAAAATGTTATGGCAGATGATTCTAGAAATTCGTATGCACACAGGTGAACCATACCTTCACTTCATTGATACTAGTAACCGTGAAATGCCGCAATGGTTAAAAGACTTAGGCTTGAAGATTCATCAATCAAACCTTTGCTCTGAAATTATTTTACCTACAAACGAACAACGAACAGCCGTATGTTGTTTATCTTCTTTAAACCTAGAAACCTATGATGAGTGGAAAGATGATACCCTTTTTCTTAAAGACGTTGCTGAGATGCTTGATAACGTATTGTGTTACTTTATTGATAATGCCCCAGATACAATTGCTCGTGCCAAATATTCAGCTCAACGAGAGCGGTCCATTGGTATTGGTGCTCTTGGTTTCCATGCTTATTTGCAAAGGAATCATATTGCTTTTGAGGGTGTTATGGCGAAAGTTGCAAACAATAGAATTTTTAAATCAATCAGACGAGGACTAGATGATGCAAATATTCAGCTGGGTACCGAAAGAGGTGAAGCTCCCGATGCAGCTGGTACTGGTCGTAGGTTTAGTCATGTTATGGCTATTGCTCCCAATGCTTCTTCTTCCATTATCATGGGGAATACTTCTCCTTCTATTGAACCTTACCGTGCCAATGCTTATCGCCAAGATACTTTATCAGGTTCTCACTTAAATAAAAATAAATGGTTAGATAAAATTATTAAGGAAAAAACAAATGGTAATGAGCAAGCTTACGCTGATGCTTGGAGTTCTATTATTGCTAATGATGGGTCTTGTCATCACCTTGATATACTCTCTGAGGCAGAACGTGATATTTTCAAAACAGGAATGGAAATCGACCAACGATGGGTTATCGAGCACGCAGCCGACCGCCAACAATATATCGATCAAGCCCAATCATTAAATGTATTTTTTAGGCCTGATGCACATATCAAATACATTCACGCTATTCATTTTATGGCATGGAAAAAAGGATTGAAAACTTTATATTATTGCCGTTCAGAAAAGATTGGTAAAGCTGATAAGGTTTCAAAAAGAATTGAACGACAAGTTATTAAAGAACTTGATATGACACAACTAGCACAAGGCAATGATTGTATTGCTTGTGAAGGATGATAAATGAAACAATTTGACATTAAGTGGATATCAACTGCATTGTTTATCTTTGGAGGAACTTCAGTTGCTTTTCAATTACCTTGGCTTAAGTGGGCATTTCCAGGTTTCGTAATTGCACATGCCGTATTATTATATGATTTTTATAAAACACACAAAAACAAGCCGTTGATGTTGCAAAATTCGTATTTCTTTGTAGTCAACATTATAGCAACAATTATTTGGTTTACAAAATAAAAAATGATAAAAAAACACCAATCGAGAGTTACCGATGAACGATCTTACTTTAAACCTTTTAATTATGCTTGGGCTTACGATGCATGGCTTAAGCACGAGCAATCTCACTGGTTACATACTGAAGTACCAATGCTCGAGGATGTTAAGGATTGGAAAAAGAAACTTACAAAAGAGGAAAAACAGTTTCTTACACACATATTCAGATTCTTCACCCAAGGAGACATTGACGTTGCTGGTGGTTATGTTAATAATTATCTTCCTTATTTCCCACAACCAGAAATCAGGATGATGCTTCTGGGGTTCGCTGCAAGAGAAGCCTTACACATTGCTGCCTATTCTCACTTAATTGAAACCTTGGGTCTTCCAGACACAACCTACAATGAGTTTATGGAGTATGCTGAAATGAAGGAGAAACATGACTATGTTATGAATATCTCCGACACAAATGGTACGAAAGAAGATGTCGCAACTCAAATTGCTGTATTCTCTGCCTTTACTGAAGGTATGCAGCTGTTCTCATCATTCATCATGTTATTAAACTTTCCACGCCACGGTAAGATGAAAGGTATGGGTCAGATTGTAACCTGGTCTATTGTTGATGAAACTCAGCACACAGAGAACATGGTCAAATTATTCCGCACATATATAAACGAGAATAATGAAATTTGGAATGATGAACTTAAAGGTCGACTTTATACCATTGCAGAACGAATGGTAGCATTAGAAGATAAGTTTATTGATTTAGCGTTTCAGATGGGACCAATGGAAGATTTAACTCCAGAGGATGTTAAGAAGTACATTCGTTATATTGCAGACCGCCGGCTAATCTCATTGGGATTAAAGGGTGTGTTTAAAGTGAAAAGAAATCCTTTACCTTGGGTAGAGGAGATGATTAACGCACCGACACATACCAACTTCTTTGAGAACAGAGCTACCGATTATGCAAAAGGTGCTTTATCTGGAGATTGGGGTGATGTTTGGGCCAAATAAAGGTTCAATATGACACAAAAACAATTATCTGGAGATTGCGCAAGTTGTGAATCAACTTACAGCATATCATTTATGGAAGAAATGGTTTCACAAGATTTACCCGAACATTGTCCATTCTGTGGAGAAACAATCGAAGAACTTACCGAAGAATTTTCGGAAGAAGATGAAGATTTGAATGAATCGGATTGGGATTAAAACTACACCTACATATAGTTATATAATTAATTTTATGGAACTACTATGTGGAAGTGTAATGATTTAGATTTTACTGAAGACCAAATTGGTAATAATTACGGGTTCGTGTATCAGATTAAAAACCTGACGAATGGTAGAAAATACATAGGCAAGAAATTCTTTTATTCTGCCAAAACCAAGATAGTCAAAGGTAAAAAGAAGAAGTTAAAAGTTCCAAGTGATTGGCAAACTTACTATGGAAGTAGTGACACATTGAAGCAAGATGTGTTACAATTAGGTCATGACAACTTTTCTAGAGAGATACTACATCTTTGCCGTTCAAAAGGTGAATGTAGTTATCTCGAAGCAAAGGAACAGTTTGTCCGTGGTGTTATGGAATCCGATGATTACTATAACTCATGGATAATGGTACGAGTACGCAAATCACACCTCAAGGACTATAATGATAGAAATTCCCAAGGCACTAAAGGATGAGCCATTTGATACATTCTTTTTTCTTCCAGGTGAACAAGACGATACAATACACCTAGAAAGTGCAATGTATAAGGATCCAGGTGAGAAGGTTGGTGGATCCAAGATGGGTGATAGTTATCACATCATCATATTCCGTGAAGCAGAGGATGGTGAATTGGTTGATGTTGAAAAGTTCAATGCCGTTTTAATTGATCCTGTAACTTATATTACAAGAATGTTAGGTATAGATTGGTTTGGTATTATTGCACGAATGACTACCACATCTGAAACCTTCATTGAAAATACATTTGACAAACTAACAACCATGTGATACAATAGACCTCTACTGAAACTATTGAAAGTTTGTTATGATCCTCGTTGACTTAAACCAAGTATTACTTGCCGGACTTATGGCTCAAATTGCCAATCAAAAAGGCAAACTGGATGAACACCTCATCCGACACATGATTTTAAATATCATTCGTAACCATGTTAAGAATTTCAAAGCTGAATATGGTGAAGTGGTATTATGTTGTGATAATCGTAAGTATTGGCGTAAAGAATTATTTCCATTCTATAAGGCTGGTCGTAAGAAAACCCGTGACAAGTCCGATTTGGATTGGCATTTGATTTTTGATATGCTCAGCAAATTCAAACAAGAACTCCGTGAAAACTTCCCATACAAAGTAATCGATGTTGAAAATGCAGAAGCAGACGATATCATTGGCACTTTAGTACCATTGTATGCACCACATCAAAAGATTTTAATATTATCAAGTGATGGTGATTTCTTACAATTACAGATGTATGGTAAGAATGTTAAACAATATAATCCATCACAGAAGAAGTATGTTTACTCAACGGATCCACTCTTGGAACTCAAGGAGAAGATTATCAGAGGAGATAAAGGTGATGGCATACCAAATATATTCTCACCATCTGATTGCTTTGTCCGTGAACTCCGTCAGAAACCAATTACACAGAAAATTATTGAAAAATATCTGAAAGAAACTCCAGATGAATGGAATGATGGTTATGCACTAACTGGTTTCTATCGTAATGAAATGCTTATAGACCTGAGGTTCATCCCAAAAGAGATTAAAGAAAACATTATAAATACCTATGAAGAAACAAAGCCTGCTAAAGGCAAATTGCTAAATTATTTTATTGAGCATAAACTAAAGAACTTAATGGAAGTGATTGAGGAATTTCAATGAAAAACATATTCGAAATTTTGGATGAATTTGAAGTAGCAGATTCCAAAAAAGATAGAATGAAAGTAATCGAGAATAATCTTAACAAAACGTTTGTCGATGTGTTACAATTAACTTATCATCCAAATTTTCAATGGTTGATAACAGAAATGCCAGATGAGTATAAAATACCTACTGATCAATTGCCAGGTTTACATAGAACTCAAATGTCCAGTGAATTAAGAAAATTGTATTTGTTTGAAAAAGGTAATCCCGCAGCAGAACGATTGACACCTAGAAAAAGAACTGAAATTCTCATTCAAATACTAGAAGGTTTGGAACCCCGTGAAGCAGAAGTTATTATTGGCATTTTCAATAAAGATTTAGGGGTTAAGGGATTAAATTATAAATTTATCAAAGAGGCTTTTCCAACACTACTACCATAATGACAAAACCAGAAAAAATAATAATAATAACTGGAACATTTGACCCATTAACACTTAATGAACTCAACTTTCTTAAAAAGTGTAAACGAAAAGGTGATTGGCTTGTTGTCGGGATTCATTCTGACTGGTGGATGATGTGGGCTGAAGGTGGTATGGTGCAGGATTATGATACTCGCCGTGAGATTATAAAAAATTTAAAATGTGTAGATGAAATATTTTCTTTCAATGATTCTGATGGAACAGTTTGTCAATTATTGAAATTAGTAAAGATTTGTTATCCATACGCTGACATAACCTATGTGTCGGATATGGACATGCATAATATGCCAGAAACAAAGATTAAAGGCATTACATTTGAAACCCTGAAATAGGAGCAGTATAGTGACAAAGTTTGTTGGTAAATTTAGAAAAAATAAAGAGTACAATGATGATTATGGTTACATTCAAAATAAACATCAAAATGAACGTGTGGAAATTAAAAAGATTCTAACTCAACATGAAGAAGAATTAGCAGAAGAAAGTTATGTGGAAGAAACATACGAAAATGATTTCAATAGTGGTAGCTAAGTTTACCACATTTATTCGTGGTTTTCTTACTTTTTTAGCATAAGTAGGTATGTCCGCCTTTGATATAAGGTAATGGTATTAGTGTTGTTCCTAAGCAACAGTTACCAATATACTGCTTGACCTTTCAACAATACTGTATTATAATAGGTTCTTCACATGGAGAATTTTATTATATGATATACGGTTATATTCCAAAATCAAAACCAAAAAAGTTAACCAAAGCTCAAGAACAACAAAAATCTGAGTGGTTGGCTTCTATCAATAAGTTATCGTCAAAACGGTATTCCAAATCTTTAGTTATTAAATCAAAGTTGCCAGTAAGAGAAATGGCTAACTACCACAGAGAAACTCCACAGATTGCGTCCTTGGATACAGGTTTTGTTACTTGTGCCAAAACATTCCAAAATTCATATACAGGTGATAAGATAAAAGGCATCGGTACTATGCACAAGAGTAATGCAGTTCCAGTATTTTCCGATAATGAAGCAAAAGACATAGCGAGTATGAGAAGATGAGTATTACAAAAGAAGAATGGTCTGAATATGAAGAATATTTGGAAACATTAACAGAGTCCGAATTGGAAATTGAGATCGAGTGGTTGAGATCAGTCGGAATAGCTAAAATGAGAGGTAGTAGCATTACTAGTATTGAGATTAACACTTTACAATGAGGAAAATATGTTAAGTCAACAAGAAGAATCGCAAATTTTGCAAGGAATTGATACGGTAATGTATAATTTACGACAGTTACCGCTTGATGATGTAGCATGGTTCTTGGTCAAGTACAATCCAAAGCTTGCTGAAGAACTTGCCGACCGGCTTGAACAGAATATTTTTGAAAAAAACGAAGGAAATACACATGAATAACGATTCATACATTTGGTTAAAAGCAAATACGCAAGACGGAGAAATTCCTGCGTGGAAACGCTTGGATTTAGTCTGCCGAAAGTGGGCAGTATTGACCGGACTTGAAAAGGATCTAATGA